GAGCGCAATCATTCAACCAAATGAGGATAGCCCCAAGAAGCATTTGCTTCTCTCGGATGTGTAGCTCGTTGAAGGTAGGATCAGAAGGGAACATCCTCTTGGTGTTTAGGTTCGGGTAAGGTAATCAAATTTTTGTAACCGATGATGTAACCGACATTGTACTTGATGGATTGTATCCTGATCGGCTGGTCTAAAGGAGTTGGTCTACCTCCCGTTTCAAGTTCCTTGACCTTGCGGATGTGAATATCCGTAAATATCCAATCCGTTTCGTGTTGGGTGTAGCGATGCACTACCATAAACTCATCCGCTCGGTTTACAAACTTACCACCGCCCTCAACATCACTCGCCATTGGGGGAATTGGATGCCCTTCGTATGGATGACCCTTGAAATGCACCTTGCGGAGGGCTTCGGTGGCGGGGTGAGTGTTGAGGATTAAGGTGGCGTTGAACTTCTTGCAGAATACTCGTATATGGCTTGTCGCTTCGTAGTGGTATTCGTGAGAGGATACCTTACCCAAACGCTTTTGGTTTATCGTAAGGGAGTTGTATGGGTCTATCAAGACACCCTCAAAGGGGAACTCATCGTAAATCTCCTCCATTGTTTCCAGGAGTCCGAAGACATCGTACAGTTGTTCGGGATCAATAAAGGCAAAATGCCCTTGAACAAAGTCGTATTTCCTTGCAAACTGCACATCATCAATGTAGTTGATTTGCTTCCCACACAAGAACTCAATCAATTTGCGTTGGATGCTCTTGACATCGTTCTCTGATGAGTATACCAGCCACTTCGTTCCGTTGTTAAGGGTATGAAGGAGCATTAGGTAGAGCATCGTGTGGGTCTTGCCGACATTGGCGTGACCCGTGACCACGATAAAGTTCCCTCGCTTGAAGCGCAAATAGTCATCTATCTCCGAATGACCAAACTTGGAGGCTTCGGGGATTTGACCTTTACGGGCTTTTTGGAGATAGTCAAAGACATCTCCGTTCTTTATGAGGGAGGGGTGAGTCATAGAAACAAAGGAAAGAAAAAAACCCCACCGAAGTGGGGCTTGATTTTAGAATGGTGAACTTTCTTGGAAGTGGGTGGCGTAGGATGCACCCTGCGCTTGTGCGCCCGTGACTACGGGAAGGTACTTGTCCACAAAAGAGGGGATATCCGTTACTTGGAGTTTGCCACTTGCAACGAGGTCAATAGCTCCTTTGAACACTACGCTACGAGCGATTTGTTCTGAATTGTCTTGCTTCACCTTTGGAGTGTAGTTAGAGGTTGATGAATTGGAAAAGTTGCTCTGATCACGCTGAATCTTGATACCGCCACGCTCATTCTTGGTGTACTGTACCTCATCACCCACCTTGTAGGAGGGAGAGGTTGATTTGGCGAGAACATCACCGCTATCGTTGTTATCAAAAGCGATGTTTAGGATGTGAAATTCCTTCCACATACGCCCCGTGTCTTGTAGGCTTACTATTTTAGGCATTTTTAAGGGATTGGGTTAAATTATTTAAAAAGGCGATGTTGTTGAGAATGTGTTGTTCGTAGGTCTTTTTGGCTTCTGCTAATTCGCATTCCAAGCGAACCACTCGTTCCTCAAGCCAACTAATGTAGGCATTGTCGCTAATATACGCTTTGTCGTTCATCGGAACAATTTGTTAAAGATGAAGTCTTGCGTTTCTAACTCCGCTTTCAATACGGGATTGCTTACTGCCTCAAGGGCATCAATGCGCTTTTGCATTGCTTCAATACGAGCCTCTTGCATCTCAATGATGGACTCGTAGGATTGGGGGGAGAGATTGTAAATCATAGTGTGTTGATTTGATTCTTCAACGAAACTATGTTGAAATTTTTAATCTAGCAAATCTCCCGTGAAAAAAATTTTTGAGGTGTTCTTCTCAAGTTCGGGATTGTAGATGATGGTAAGCTTGGGGAAGTAGACCTTTGTGTCATCCTTTACGCCTCCCCACTCCTTGAGGGCGTCCATTGAGAACTTGACTGCCATAATGCAATTGTCAATGTCGTAGCCAAGATTTGTTTCCAGGCGAACGGCTACGCTCTTAAACTCAAACTTGTCGTACTGATCTAACTGCTCAAGCACTTCGGCTTTGAACTTGTCCTTTGCCTTTTTCCTGATCGCCCAATGCTTACTTGCATAGAAGGCGTTTAGGCTTGGGACTTTGCCTATCTCAACGCTTATATCCACAGCGTTCAGCGAAGTGGGGATCAAGGTCATAGATTTGAGATAGGTATTCTTGCTCTTTTTTTAGAGCCTCTTGTCGTGCTTCGTATGTTGGTTCACAGTTAGCGAACAACATCGCAGCAGAGTGAAGGAGATTGTCAATCTTCCTTTTCGTTGACTTGTTGGTATAGTAATGCCATTCCATCGGATTTGTGTTTTGCTGATGCATTATGGAACTCAAAGTATTCAAGGTGGTTAGCGGACTTGTGGGTTTGGTGTTCTAACTCACGCTGAAGGTGAGCAATGGCTTTCTTGATGTCTTGGGTGATTGGATTGTTGGGTTTCTTACCAGCTCGTAGGAGGTAGGTGATAGCCGTTCCAAGATTGTAGTTGTCTTCCTGGAAATCCAACACAACATCAAAAGCCTCAATGGACTTGTACTTACCGATGTAGTATTTAGGAGTCTTGCTCATTGGAAGCAAAGTTAGGATTTTCTTCCCAATAGATGAAATGCCATCCTTGATGATCGTTAGGAGTTGTTTTTTGCTCTCGCTCTTTTTCTTGTTCGTTCTTCATCTGCATCAAGTGGATAATCCATAAAACCAAAATGTGATAGGAAAGGATTTTGATAGTCATCGGGTATCTCACCTCTTTCTATCTGATCCCATTTCTTTCTCAACTCTTTCTTTGTCATAGTTAGTTATTAACTCTACTAAACTACTAACTATAACTATAACTAAACTAATAATATATTAACTATTATAGTTAATTACTACTACCAACTAACTTAACTATCTCTACCCCCCTTATATTCCCCCCTTCTCTTTTTTCTTTGATTTAAGAGGGTTTCTCCCATTGACCCATACGCACATACCACTCTGCTATGTTGAGTGGCTTAAAACGCACGAAAAGCACCTTAAATTAACTTTTGGACTACTGTTCGGACAATGACCAGGAGGCATAGAATAGCGATAGTCCATCCAACCAAAACTTCCCACCCCATCTTCTTATCCTCTTTAGGTTTGGATTGGACAATCTTCACTTGGGTAACAGTAACTGTGTCGGAGGGGCAGTCAGCCTCCACCTTGACATAGTTGTCACGATATTCAATCTTTAGCTTTACTCGGTCTTGGTAGATGGTCGTGTCTTTGAATAGGGTTAGCGTGTCTACCAGCCTTCGCTCTTTGGTTACTACAACTGTGTCCCTTACAATCACACTCTCTTGGTGAGGTTTCGCAATACCGCATCCACTAACTACCGCAAGAGTCGCAATCAGGATTGTCAATGCTACAAAGCGGATTGACGGGTAGTTCTTCCAAGTCGTTGAGCCAATCATCAAAAGGGGAGGTATTTTGTTCGTCCATTCTGCTTTACTGCTTTGAGTATTTGATTTCTATTCTTTCCGTAGTTGTAACTGATGTGAATCCACGCAGGATTCTTCTCATCCCCAAACTCCCAAATCAGTTGATCAAAGTTTAGGTTGGCCTTAATCCAAGCAAAGACCTCGCCATTGCGCTCTCCAAAATCTATATCACTCGCCTTTCCCTCGCAATGTTGCGAACGGCTACTACCGCCAATGGCTTTATTTAGAGCGGGTACGCGCAGCCCCGATGTGATGCGTGTAGCTCCAAACTCCTCACGAATGGGTTGAAGCACCTTCTCGCATAACTCCTGGAGGTTTTCAAGTTGGATAGGATCAGGCGTGTTGTCAATACCTAAACGCTTTGCCGTTTGACTCTTGGTTAATTCGGCTAATGTGAAGTTCTTTGAAAGGTTCATCGTCCTTGTCCTCTATATTTCTTCTTGTAATTCTTGCTTGACTTGTTGTCAGAAGCCTTTTTAGCGTGTTTCCTGCGCTTTTTGCTCTTGGAGATGTATGAACTTACATTTTGGAATTTTGAGGCCATTAGAAACGATTTATTGCATCTTGGATATCAAGGTGGTGGGTGTGGAGTTGCATATCAATACCTGCCTCCCAACGCCACATCTCCTTTCCATCCCGAAAGAGAATTAGAGTAGGAACGCTCTTAATCTTATACTTTTCCTTGAATTGGGGTTTGGATTCTATGTCCACTCGGTACAACTTTGCACCCGTCAACTTACCCAAGTCCTTGTAGCCGTTCTTTGCGTTGAATCCTGCATTGAACTCTATCACGCTCTTGCCTTCGGGCTGATAGGTGAAGGATAGCAAAAGGAACGATGCTACCAACCAAGCCCTCATCGGATTTCGTATAGACGGGTTTCAATCTTATCAAGTTGAGCCTTGATGTCCTCAATGTTCTTGGCGTTGGTCATAATGGTTTCACGCACCAAGTTGTCCTTGAGTTCAAATTCCACACGAGATACTGCGGGTTCGGGCAAGGTCTTGGCTACTTCAATCTCGGCTTGTAGGTCATAATACATTCCCACGCCTACTGATACACCAATAGCCAAAGCGATTAAGGTCTTGATGCTAACACCCAAAACAGTGTCCTCACCTACTTCCTTGAAGACTCCATTGCCCTCGTACTCTTTCATTTCTTCGCAAATTTTTCAAGTCCAGCGATCCCAAAGCTACCAAGCGTAATGATCAGAAACGAATTATAGATA